TTAAACCTCGATTTCATAGGTTGGTAAATCAGGGGCGGGCCCAATGATGGCGCCTCCCTGATAAAACGCCTTCTGGCCGATGGCCACCCCTCCCCCTCGCACGATCACCACGCCCCCGCCCGGGGTCTCCAGCGTGGTGCTGGTACCCGTCGTTGCGGTGACGGTACCGACCAGCAACGGGTCGGCGCCGGGTATCAGCTCCCGGAACTGCTTGAACAGGTTCATACAAATCGCTCCACACTCAGTTGCTGGCGCACCGTCATGGCCTTGTTCTGTAGCTCAGCAGAGACCCTGACGCCCCGGTTGTATCCCTTCCAGCCATCCACCGCGAGCAACGCCCCGGGCAGGATGAGCCCCGTATCGGCAGACAACGGCAGTTGGATGGTCTGGGTGCGCTTCGGCATGGTCTTGGCCAAGCCCACCACACCCTGGGCGCGGGCCGCCACCACATCACACACCAGCGGGTGGGTGATGGCCAAAGCCTGCCGCTCCCCTGCTGTGCCTTGACGCAGCACCCGCGCATTGATGCCCTGATGGCCACCGCTGACATAGATGCCGTTCGCCGGCTGCCCCGGCTGGAAGTCGCTGCCCAGCGTCGTGATGATGGCGCGGGGGATGGCCACGTCGGCCAGCGCTCCATCGATCTGCCAGGGCACGGTCGGATAGCGCGGCTTGATGACCAGGTGCCGATCGCGCTGGTGCGGCAACACGAACCCACCTGCCGCCTCGGCCAGGTACTTGATCGCCTCGATGGGTGTCTGACTGTCCAGGCTGAAAAATCCGCCTGGTACCAGCCAATCCGGCGCCTGCCAGTCCAGGGTCCACCCGAACGGTAGCAGCGCCTCTGCGAGCTGGGCCATGGTCGCCGCCCCGACCTCGCTCACTGCCTGGGGTAAGACATGAGTCGGTGACAAATAGGCGGTGCGAGATCGCCCGGTGAGGGTCGCCGACTCACGGGCGAAGCTCTGGCTTGACTGCCAGCCATCGCACACGCAATCCCACTGCTGGCCGTTGACGAAGATGCTTACCTCCTCCTCGTCCGTCATCTCGGCTGCCGCGATGCGGGGGATCTGGGCCGTGAACTGCCAGGCCCAGGAGTCGGTGTCGAGCTCGATGCTCAGCGAGGTGGCGGGAATGTCGAGCCCGTCCCTGAACCGCACAATGCTTGCTGCGTTGCTCACCAGGTAAACCCTCCGGGTTGGAATAACGATGTGGGCTTGCCCGAACCAGACAAACTCAAGAGAGGCATCCCCCCGGGGGCGGCCGAACGCCAGCTTACGGCTGCGCTTGTCCGGGCGCTCCGGGGTGATGGGGGGCTTGGGGGGCGGCGTGATGCCCCAGGGGGGCTGTATCGCTTCATCCCACCCATCCCGCCAGCTTTTGCGAAGGGGCAGGCCCCACTGCCAGCGCTGGCCGGTCAGGGTGAACCCCAGCCCGATACCCTGGGCCCAGCCGCCCTGCCACTCGTTGTCCAAGCGCGGCAGGTCGCGATAACCGCTCACCTGCCAGCACCCCGCCCTGGTGGCCTCACGCCACGGCGAGCGCGGGGTGACATCGCAGCGCGGCAGGCTGGTAAAGCCGGTGCCGTGGGTCGTGCCCAGTGCCGGGCCTTCTTCAAAGCGATCCTGCACCAGGTTATCGCAGCGCGGCATCTGGGCCGCGACACCTACCAGAGTGCTCTCCAGTGACGTGCCCTCTTTCCAGGACTGCTGATGGTGCGCCTGGGCCACCCCGGGGCGCTCCCAGTGGCTGATGACGCTGGCCACTACATCCTGGGCTTGCTGCCATTGCCCTTGGCTGGTGTGGCTCGGACCCCGAAACACGTTGATGTCATAGCCCGCCTCAATCTGGTAGATCGCGGCCCGTGCCGTCACGGCCAGCGTTGCATCGATCACCACGCTGGCGGTGATGTCCGTGACCGTGGCAGGGGCCGTGCTGGCCAGGGTGGCCGGATGGATGGGCGTGATCGTGACGTCTGTCAGCGGTGCCTGACCCCGGCCCTGCAAGACGGCAGGCAGCACCAACCCGGGGGAGCTGGCGAAGGTGGGCGGCAGACAGGTGCCCTGCAGCACGGCCACATAGCGCACCACCATGGCCGGGTTCAGCTCCAGGGCAGCGGACGACTTGCGGGCCTTCTGCAGCGCCAGGCGGGCGTCGGTTCTGGCCATGCTGACCTCTTGGCTCACGCAGAGCGGTTAGGGTTCGGTGAAGGTGGCATTGTTGATGCGCACCATGGCGCCCGCATACAGCTCGTTCGCCGGGATCTCGATATCGGCCCCGCTGCCTGGTGGCCCCACATCCAGGTCTGCGATAAAGACCCCATCGCGGTTGGCCAACCGCCCCCACGCCTGCACCCCGTTTCCGGTGACCATCTTCTCGGCAAGCGGCTTGAGGGTCAGCACCCCGCCCGTCACGCTCTGGGCGCAGGGGTGGGTAAACTGCATGGCGACCAGCAGCACCTGGCTGGTGACGGCGGCACCCGGGGCGGGCCGTGGCCCGGTGTAAATGGTGAGGGTCGCCGGCCCCGCACTGCCTGAGTCGATGGCCGTGGCCAGCAGATCGGCGCGGGCGGTGCGCAACGTATCGGAGTAGGTGAACATATCAACCTCCTGACAGGCCGACCCCCTCACCGGGGGCGTAGGGGGTGGGTTGCTGGAAATCGGCCGCCACGGCGTTGTAATCGGCCGGGCCGAACGCCGGATCGTCCTGGGCGACCAGCATGTAACGGCGGTTCAGCCACAGCAGGTCGAATCGGTACTTGCCATCGCTTTCCCGGCTGTAGGTCTCGCCGACGATATTGCCCGCTTGGTCAAAGCACAGCACCCGGCGTCTGACACCCTCCCCGTTGATGGTGACGGTGCTCTCGATGTAGCCCTGAGCCACGTTCTGGATACCGTCCCTGATCCAGTTCAGATCCTGCCCCTGACAAAGCGGGTCGGTCGTCACGGCGGCCGCCGGTATGGGGCCGGCATAACCAGCTCCTTCCCCTCCCCGCCAGGCCACATCCTGCGGCACAAACTGGCTGCGGGGCTCCTGGTTGGCGGGAATGGCGGTGATGGGCTGGGCTTTAAACTCATAGGGCTTGTTCAATAGATCCGACCGTGCCTGCCGCTCTGCGGCTGACAATTCACGGTTATAAAACGCCACATGGGACAGATATGCCGAGCTGCCAACACTGCCGCCCCGAGAGAACAGATGGATGGGCAGGGTGCCCTGGTTACCCTGGGTGCCGTTGCCGGGGGCGACCGTCCACTCCTTGAGGATTTGGCCATTCATGTAGAGCTTGGTCACGCCCAGTACGCTGGTAAACACCATATGGCAGATCGGCAGCACCGGCCCACCGCGCCCGTTTGCCGCAGAGACCGCTTGATCCCCCAGAATAAACTGGAAGGAGGGCACCGTGTATCCGGCGGCTGACCCAACACTCTGCAAACTCCAGTTTTTGTTGTCGCCACCCCGCTCGGCGATCACCAGGTTGGCATCCTCGCTCAATGCGATAACGCACTCCAGGGTGAAGGTGCGCCCCTTGTACTCGGCCCGATCAGGAATGGCCACCAAGGCGCTGCTGACCCCCTTGGTCATAACAAAATCCATGTCCGAAAAGGAACCCACGCTTTGGCTAAAGCTGCCGCTCTGGCTACCGTGGTTGGCGTAGGGGGATATGTCCCTCCCCAGGTTGGCGGGGGTATCTAGTGGGTAGTATCCGACCGGGTTGCTGGCCAGAATAAGGTCGCGCAGTGCTTGATCGCTTGCCATGAATCACCTCCAGGGTCCGGTCAGATCGAAGCCCGCCAGAGTGGGGGCGACACTCGCACCGCTTTCGTTGTAGGTGGCTTGAATAAACCGCACGATCTTGCCTGGCAATGCCGGCAGGTTGGCAAAGTTTTTACGGTGCCAAGCGTTGACGTTGCCATAAGGGACCACCAACCCAGGGAGATAGCCTCGCAGGTGGTTATTGCTCTCCATCACCATGATGGGGTCGGTGCTCATATAAAAGCCGTTGTCCGATCCGTTGGGGACTGTCATGCCCGTGCCAAAACGAGCGAACACCCCTTTTAGCCACCAACCTACCGTCCCAAATAATTGATGGTAGGGCCGGGCCATGATCCTATGGTTGCTATCATCAAAACTCAGCAGATTGTTATAGACGTACCCCCAGTTCGTGTTAGTGGACTGGTCCCAGCGTCGGCTTGTTTCATTGGCTCCGGTCGTCGGGTAGGTGCTCAACACCGCATGATAGCGGTCGCCTGGGCGCACCGACTTGATATAGCCAAACATCAGCAGCGACTGGGAGTTCGCGCTTGCATAAGCGGGCAGGAAGTAGAAAAGTTGGCTGTCGCCAATCAAATCCCAACGTTTATCGGAGTAGCGGCCAGTACAGGGCCAGCGGTGCTCATAGATCAAGGTGTAAGTGTTGATATCCACCACATCCTCAACCAGTTGCACCTTGGCCAAATAGGCTATATAGGTCCCGCCTGTCCAGCCGCTGAATGCGGTGTTGTCGATGCGCAAGGAGACGTTGCCCGACTCGCTGATATTGGTGGGGCGATAGATGGCCACCATGCCGTCACCGCTCTCATGGGTCAGGGTCCAGCCGAGGGGGGCCACCTTCATCGACATGGTGCCGCTGCCGGCACTGCCCGGGTTGCCCCCGTCCAGCTCGAACCAGACCTCAGTGCTGCTCACCTTCTTGGCCCGATGCTCGCCGTTGTAGGCGGCCGGGCTCGCCCCGCTCACCTCGATCACCGAGTCCTGCAGGTAAGCATGACCGCCGGAAAACGTGGCCTTGGCGGCCCCCTCGGCGGCATCCCATACCAGGGCATTGATCGTGAGGTTGCCGAACCCTGTCACCAGCACCGCCTTGAGCAGGGCCGTCAGGGCCCCGGCGGTGATGTCCCCCAGGCTCGGGGCACCCTGCATCTGACTCGCATACCATTTCACCGGAAACGCCATGATGATCTCCTATGGGGTGGGGCAGATTGCCCCACCTGGTTGGTCCCTTATGGGGTGTTGATGTTGCCGCGCAGGGCCAGCTCGAACTTGTCGGTATCCTGTGATGCCACCGACTGCAACACGGTACGGATCGGCCAGAAGGGGGCGCCGGCTGCCTCGGTGGTGAAACGCAGCACGTTGCCACTCGCCCAGCCTGACCCCCAGCCCCGCTTGTCCAGCCGGAAATAGGGCTGGCCGTTGTTGGGGTTGATGGGCGCCAGATCGGTGTTCACATCCCCCACCGCGATCTGGCCCACATGTTCGCCGACCAGCACAAAGTTGGTGCTGGAGTTGGAGTTGAAGATGATGGCCCAGCGCTCCTGCAGGGCGCCCCGGTTGGTGACCTGGATCGGGAAGTCGGTGTCGTTGTACTGCGCGGTGGACTGGTCGCCGATGAGGTAATCAGACCAGACATTGGTCCACACCTTCTGATCGAACAGGTTGGTATACCTGGCCCACAGGTCGCCGATGATGAGGGCGCTGGAGACATAGGTATCTGCCGGGTCATAGGCATGGGACAGCGCCTTGGTCAGCAGCAGGCGGCCCGAGATCTCCACATCGCTGACCAGGCTCATGTCCTCGATGCGATGCACGGCATAGAGGGGTTCGACATAGCCGGTCAGGTCTAATGGAGTGCCGAGCGTCACCACACCGCTATCCAGGTTGACGCTGTAGAGGGTGGTCGCCAGCGCCTTGCCGTTCTTGTCCTCCACATGGGCATGCGCCAGGCGGGTGCGACCGGTGCTGAGCTGCTGCCCGGCACTGACCCCCAGCGGGAACGCCGACTTGCGGGTGCTGTGAACCACCACCGTGGTCCCCTTGCGGATGAAGGGCACCCTTCCGTCACTCGGCAACCGCACCGGATCCAGTCCGATGATGTCGGCATCGAGGGGCAGATAGCTGAACACCACACAGTTAAACAGGATGGTGTCGGCCACCACGCTGATGGGCCGCCATATCTTGCCGTCCAGCCCCACCTGGTCAACGTCATACCAGGGCTGGCTTTCGTTGCCCGCAGCGGTGACGAACCGACCAAAGCGCACCGTCACCACCCCGGTCTGGTAGTTCACCCGGCCATCCATGTCGGTGGTGGTGAAATAGCCGTCCCCGTCCGCCGTAGCCTCGATGCGCCGCCCGCTCGCGGTGTTGGCGCTGATGTAGAGGCTACCCGGCGCCACCGGGGCGCCCGGGGTGCGGAAGGTCACCTCATCCACCGACTGGGCACTGAACGAGGTGGCCAGGGACTGCAGCGACGGCTGCGCCGTCTGCCCGGCCGCCCAGTCAGACAGCACCGCCAACCCGTTCGAATAGTCGATGGTGCCTGCCTGGATACCGGATCCCGTCTCCGGGTCCGGGTTACGGTAGAGCAGTCCCTGCCGATCCACGTAGGTGCTCCCCCCCAGGGTGAAGCGCAGCGACCCTTCCAGAATGGCCTCCGCAAACCCGGGGGTGACGTCAATGCGCAGCGCCTGGGCGGTCAGGGTGGCGTTTTGCGCCAGCGCACTGTTGTTGTTGCGGTAGGTCACCTCGACCCAGCCCCCCTCGCCATCGGGGAAGGTGTACGCCGTGTTGTGGTACTCGATGCCGGTCATGGTCCAGCGCTGCACCGCCACCTGGTTGTTGCCCACCCATTTGGTGCCCACGGTCACCCAGGCATAGGTCGGCTTGGGCAAGGGGGCACTGCCATCCGGCATGAAATGCAAGGTGCCGGCAGCGTAGTTGATGGCCCCCAGGGTGTTGCCACTGGCGTCCTTGAGGTTGCCCTGGCCGTCATCCAGCAGGGTGATCACCGGGTCGCGGGTCTGGATCACCAGCTCCTGATCGTCCACATCGAACTTGTGATAGAGCGCGTTGAATTTGACATGCACCGACCCGGGGGTCAGGTTGGTGGCCCCGCCGCCTGCGCCGTCCAGGGTGATGGAGAGGTGCCCCACCTGGCCGGGGGTATTCAAGCGCCCCGGTTCAACATGGCGCTCGGTCACCGGCTCACCGTATTGGTACTGGGCGATGTACTCCTGGCCCAGCGCCGGCAGGGTGATGTGATCGAGAATGATCACCCCCTCGGCATAGTTGATGGTGCCGGTGATGTCGCCGCGCAGGCGCCCGTCCCCCACCGCATCGTTGGCCGTTTGGCCGCTGCCCCAGGCCAGGATCACGCTCTTGGGGGTGATCCCGGTGTGGGGCAGTTGCCATGCCGATTTGCTGATGCTGATCGGCTGGTTGCTGCGGTTGGTGTAGTTGACCGGGGTCGCCCAGCTGAACAGGATTGCGGTGTCCACGTCCGGCAGGGCCCCCAGGGTCAGCATGACCGACCCGGTGGCCAGGTTGACGATCCCGGTGCCGAAGGAGCGATCCGCACCGAACAGCTCGCCCCGGCCGTTGTCCTTCAAGTCGTACCATTTCCCCTGTGCCATAAACGACACCGTGAGGGTGCCCGGTGCCGGGGTCGGCAGCAGGGTGATGGTGTAGGCATAGCCCCGATTGTTGGCCTTGATGTCGATCCTGGCCGTGTCAGCTATACGGGACGGGCGAGACGCTGGCCAGAAGCTGATGGTTTTGCTGGCGGCCCCATAGTTCGGGCACTGGGCATTGAACTCCAGCTGACCACGGCCATAGTCGATGGCACCCACCACGGACCCGGCGACAACCAGCTCACCCCCCTTGTCGGTGATGACGGCCGCACCGATGGTGATGGTCAGGGTGCCGGGTTTCACACCCGTGCCGAGGAACAGGCCCCGGCTGGGGGCAATGCTGACCACGGTCGAGAAGCTGACCAGCCCCTTGCCAGAATCCACCAGGCTGGCCATCTCGCCCGCCGCTGTCAGATCCACCGCCGGGGTCTCGGTGCGGGCAGACGGCACGATCTGGGTAAAGATCGTCTTGGCCCGCACCTGCATGGCGCCCAGGTTCACCGCCTCCGCCAGCTTGGTGGTGGCGAAGTAGTTGGCGGCATCGGCCACCACGGTTTCCCGCAGGGCGGTTTTGACGTTGGTCACCACATCGTAGGGGGTCGGCTGCTCCCCCTCGAAGGTGTAGCGCAGCGGGTCAGCCAGCTTGCAGGTCACCACGTTGCGGGTGAACTCGGGTACGTTGGGCACCTGGAACTTGGCCAACTGCTGGGTCACTTCCAGTACCCGCACGTACTGCTCGAACTCCCCCGCCTTGCCCTCGTTGCCGACCAGCACCAGGGTCTCCCCCACTTCCGGCAGGCGCACTTCGACGCGCTGGAAGAAGCGGATCGCCCGCTGGCCTTCGAGCTGGGTGTCGTACAGGAAGCCGCGCCACTTGGGACCACGGGCCAGATAGCGCTCCAGCACGTCGCGGGCATTGGCGCGGGTGTCGTGATGATCCCGGGTGTTGATGAGGCATAGCCCCACGTTCGGGTCAGCCGGGGGCACCTGCACGATGATATGGGCACCCCGATAGGTGTCCGTGTCATCCGTCTGCACCGCCAGAAATGCCTTGCGCATGCTGACCACCCCGTAAGTGCGGTCGAGATCGCTGATGTCCTGAAACAGGCCATTGTGCTCGCCGCTCACGATCTCATGACCGGTGATGCGGCCGCCGCCGTCCGTGGTGTCAGTCAACCGCTGACTGGCCATCAGTTTGATGTCGCCGGAATGAATGGTCATCGGATCACCTCGGTGAAGTTAAGAGTCAGGGCATAGGGCTCACCCGCTTCGGGGTCGGCCATCTCGATCACGGGGGTGGCCACGACACCAGGCCGCCGCCAGACCACCTCCCGCTGCTGCCCATCGAGCAAGGTGAGAGTCATCAGCTGGGCCACCTGCGCCTCCAGCGCTTTAAGCGCGAGCACCGTGGCGCGGGGGACATGGCCCACCAGGGTGATGGGGCGTCCCTCCGGCGTGGCCGTTTCCTCGACCAGGAGAGCGCCAGAGAGCGTCGGCGTGACAACCTGCTCGACGGGCGACCAATCGAACTCGTCGCGCCAAACGAGATCATCGGGCAGGAGCAGCCCGTTTAAGGTGACGTTCATGAGCGCAATCCTTGCTGTTTAAGGAGGTTGATAAGGGCGGCGGCATTGGCCTCATCGGCCTGAACTTCGGCCCGGGTGGTGCCTGATCTCAGCTCGATGATGATCCGCTGGGGCTGCCCCTGGGTGAACGAGGTTTGGGAAGATGGCCCGGCTTGACTGGCAGCCGAGGTGGTGGTCTGCGCTTTCTCTGCTTCCTTGGCCTGGGCTTTGCTCAGTTCCTGCTGGAGCTTGGTGCGCATGGCCTCCATCTCCTTCTGGAACTTCTCTGCGTACCATTTGCTCCACTCGCTATAGGCAGGGATGTCCCTGACCTTCTGGCTGTAGCGGGCCAGCTCCTCTTCCACGCCCGCGAGGGTGTTGGCCAGGGCATCGGCATTGCCCCGCAGGTTGTTGATGTCCACGGTCTTGTAGAAGAACGAGCCGGCGCCCACGGTGCGAGTGACGTCCCCTCGGCCCCCACCGGCACCGCCCCCACCACCTGCCGAGGCCACGGCATTACCGGTCTGCTCTGCCTCTTTCTGCACGCCGCGAAGGCCGGAGCGCATGGCATCGGTGGCACTCTTGGCCCGGGCAGCGGCCGTGTCGAAGCCATCGCCGATCGCGGCCACCGCCTGTTTGGCGTCACCGCTGCCCCCCTTCACCTTGCTCATGGCGTCGGCCGCGATAGCCATGGAGCGGGTGATGCCATCCCCGGTCAGCTGGCCCTGTTTGGCCATTGCCTGCATGCGCTCGATCACCGCATCGATCTCGGCTTTGTTCTTCGCCTGGTTAAACGCAGCCGCCAGGTACTCTTCACAGGCCGCCGAACTGGAGCCGCTGTGCTGCACCAGGGTATCCAGGGCGCCGAGGGTCTCCTTGAAGCTCTCGCCGATACGGCCATTGGCACGTTCGAAGTCCAGCCCCAGGGTCTCGGCTGCCTTGCCCAACGTGGCGGGGAGCTCTGCCGCCGTTTTCCTGGCGACGGCATTGATCTCATCCAGGTAGTCGCGGGTCTGCTTGGCCTCAGTGCCAAGCTCCTGGACGGCGGCGGCCCCAGCTCGCCAGCTGCCGGTCGCCTCGTCGTAATGCACCTTGCCCTCGGCCACGGCCCTATCCATGTCTTCCACACTGGTGATCGCAATGCCCAGCTGAGCCGAGAGCGCCGCCAGCTGGCCATTGAGCTGGGCCTGGGTCTGCGCACGGAGCGCCTGGGATTCTCGCAGCGCCAGCTCGGCCTGCATCCACTCCTTGAGGGCGGTGGCCAGGCGGATGATCTGGAATATCGACTCGACAGTGACGGCAGCAAGCAACCCCTTGATCGCCATCCCAAGTGCTTGCACCCCGATAGAGGCGGCGGCCGCTGCCGTCCCTGCCGTGGTCATGCCCCCCGCCGCCGTGGCCGTCGCCGCCGGCAGGGCGATAAACTGGCCATAGAGTCCGCGTAGATCGGCAATCCAGCCCGCGATTTTCAGGCCATACCAGGCCTGGGCCATCACCAGCAGGGCATCCCGCCAGGCATAGACGGTCTGGATAAAGGCCTTGATGGACTCCCCAAGCCCGACGATGCCGTCGGAGAGGCGTTTGGCCCACGCCTGCAGGCGGCCATCCTGGGCCATCTGGTCAAACTCACGGTTCAGGCTGGCCAGCTGGTTCTTGAGCCAGGTCAGCGCCCCGTTCTCCGCCACCATGCGGTAGAACTTGGCCAGGTTGTCCTGGGCATTGGAGATAAGCCCCGAGAGCAGGCTCATGTTGTTGGCCGCCGCCCCGCTCGACTGGGCGGCGATCTCGTTCATCAGGGCCTGGATGGTATCCCGACCGAGCTTGCCGGCCTCCGAGAGCTTCTGCAGCTCGGCGGTGTTTTTGCCGGTGACCTGCTCCAGCAACTGCCACACCGGCACCCCGCGCTCGATCAGCTGCAGGATCTCTTCGCCCTGCAGCTTCTGCTTGGCCCAGGCCTGGCCGAGGGCCAGCGAGATGCCCTGCACCTCCTCGAAGCCACCGCCCAGCTTGAACGCCTGATCGACGATGCCCTGCATGGCGCCGTTCATGGGGTCGATACCGAAGGCCTTGAGGCGCACGAAGACCTGAGTCACCTCGTCAAGCTGCAGCGGGGTATTCTTGGCGAAGTCCTGGATCCAGGCGCTGGCCTGCTGGCCTCCTTCGATGGAGCCCATCACCGCCTTGAGCTGCACACTGAGCCGCTCGGCTTGATCGCCGGTCTGGAACATGGCCATCAGCTGGGTGGTGAGGGTCTGGATGCCGAACCATGTACCGGCCATGGCCACCAGGCGGCCGGTCAGGCTGCCGATGGTCCCCTGGAAGCCGCCAGCCCCTTGAGCTCCCTGCACCAGGGAACGCCCCAGCCGCTCGGTCTGGGCCACGCTGCCCCGCAGCTCACGCTGCAGTCTGTTCTGTTCTTGGGCAAGGTTGCGGGTATCGAGCCCGGCTTGGGAGAGACCGGCATGCAGGCGGCTATGGCTGGCAGCCTGGGCGACCAGTTGGCGCTCCAGTTGCTTGACCTCGGAGGCCAGCAGCCGTTCCTGGTCGGTGAGCTGGCGAGCGCTACCCGCCGCCCCCTGCTGCTCGCGGCGCAGTTCGGCCAAGCGGTCCCGGGAGAGCACTGTGGCCAGTTCGAGCTGGGTCAGGGCGCGGCCGCTGGCTTCGAACTGATTGATCAGCTCCTGCTGCTGAGTCAGGGTTTCCAGGGTTTGCGCCAGTCGCTCGGTCTCGGCGGCAGTCTCGGTCGAGAGGGGCCCCAGCTCCTCCACCTGCCCCGCCAAGGCGGCCAAGTCCTCACGGCCGGTGACCTTGGCCGCCAGCTCTAGCGCGAGTTTGAAGGTGGAAGAGGTGGACATGAGGCATTCCTGAGAGATTCAGATATGCCCTATTGTGAAGGGATGGCAGAATGTGGGGATTTATGGTGAATTACTGAGGTATCGCGTAGGAGTCAATTCGAGAGCCTCCAATTACGCCGCGCTAACCCCACTTACTGCTTTAAATATGCGGATGCAGGACCGATGATAGATCGCTCATTATATAAATATAATTTCACTGAAACTAACACCCCAGACTGGATGTGCCCCACATGCAAAAAAGGGATTCTGCGTATCGTTGAAAAGTCCTTTAATAAGCAGGAAACGCGAGAATCTCGACAAGCACATAGTCACCCTGAATGGGAGCCCTGCTTCACAACTTACATTTATTCATGCCTACTTCAATGCAACAACGAACGCTGTCAGGACATTGTTGCCAATACAGGCGAAGGAAGTGCTGACATAGATGGTTTCTATAATGGACAAGGACAACCAGATCAGGAGTGGATAGATCACTTCCAACCAACATTTTTTGAGCCGCCGCTTGCAATCATTGACATCCCAGCAAATTGCCCTGCTGAGGTTGCAGAACCACTACAAGAGTCGTTTCGTCTATTTTTCTGCTCGCCAGCATCTGCAGGCAACAATGTCAGAATGGCTATGGAGTCCCTCTTAACTCAACTTGGCGTACCCACTCACAACCCCAAACGTCTAACTCTCCAAGGTCGCCTGAATCTCCTTCCAGCGGAACATTCCGAATTTACCCCCCTGTTTGAAGCCATTAGACTCTTTGGCAACGATGGCAGCCATCCAGACAGCAAGATCACTCGCCATGATGTAATGGATGCTTACGACCTCATAGAACACGTACTGCAAGTGCTTTATAAACCTGCTCCCAAACTACCCACAGACATTGTGAAAAAAATGGCTGAAAGGTTTGATCCGAAGTCAGGTTGCTAGCTCAGCTAAACACTTCGCAACAAGATGCTCGTAGTAAATAAATGAAAACGGCGGGTCTCCCCGCCGTTTTCATTCCCCAACCATCACACCGTCTCCGGCCGATCCACATAGAAAGGCGCATCCTCGCCATCCAGGGCCAACAGCTCCCCTTCCAGCTCGATCTCGATGGGCTTGTCGCTGAGGAAGTCCACCGCCTTCTTGGGGGACAGGCTAGCCCGGGGCACCGTCAGCAGGATGGCCTCCCCACTGATCACGCTGCGCCCATCCAGGGTCAGCTTCGCCTTCACCTCCGGCTGCACGTTGCCGGCGATGCGGGTGCCGGTGATGGCGTTATAGCTGGCGCTGACGGTCACCGGGCCGCCATCTGCCACCGCCCCCGCCTTGGTGGCCCGCAGCAGCCCCAGGGCATAGTTGATCTCAAAATCGGTACCGAGCACCAAAGAGGTGGCCCCCTCCTTCACCACCAGGCCGGTGGCCGCGAGGTTGGTCTTGCCCAGGCTCACCCACTTGGGGTGCGCCAGCAGGGTCACCGGCACCTCGGTCAGCGTCCCCGCCCCCTGGTTGATGGGGCTCTCCAGCCCCATAAAGGCGGCGGCCAGCAGCACAGGTGGGATCTCGCTGGTCTTGATGTTGACCGTGGCAGGCTTGGGCACGAAGTAGCTTTCCCGTGCCTGGCCCAGCTTGTGCTTGCGCTTGCTCGGGATGCTGATCTTCTCGCTGTCCGGTTTGACTTCCAGGCTGTTGACGTCCACCGGGCCGATCACCCCGTTCGAGACGTTGTTGGTGAAGGTCTCGATGTAGAGATCCCCTTCCAGGTGCAGTGTTTCGCTCATGACCGTTCTCCCTTGAATTTCACTGTCGTCTTGAAGGCAAGGGGCAGATAGACCACCCCACCCTTGTAACTCGGCTTGACCGGTGCGGTTTCACGCCGAAAGGTACTGTCACCACAGACCCGACCGGCCACGGCCTGCAACATGCGCCCCAGCCACACCCCGGCGCTGGCTTCCTTGGGGGTGGCTCTATGCACCAACACCAGCAGCCAAACCTGATCGAACGCGCTTTGCCGCCCACTTTGGCTGGTCTCGCTCTCTCGCTCTCCCTGGTAAATCACATGAATGGCCGGGGCGTGCTGCCCCAGGTTGGCCACCGCCTCTAGGTCGGTGGCCACAAACACCTCCTTGAGCCCCCGGGTCTTCAAAGGCAGCAGCAGCTCGCGCAGCCGCTCCCCCGCCGCCAGGTAGTCGAGTTCAGGCGTGGGGGCACTCATAGGAAGCCCCCAGTTCCCCGGCCAAAGACCCGACCATCGGACTGCAACTGGGCCAGGTTCTGGCTTTCCACCTGCTCGCCATCGGCCGCCAGCCCCAGCGCCAGCTCCCCCTTGCCCACCGACTTGAGGAAGGCCAGGGCCGCCTCATTGCGTTTGGCAATCTGCTCCGGCGCCTGCTCGCCATAGAGGCGGTGGCGGGCAATGTCGGCGCAGATGGGGACCAGGGCGCTCGGGACATGGGCCAGTGGCAGCGGATAGCGCCCCGCTAGGTAACCGTCGATCAAGGCACCGGCGTCCTGCAGTGCGATGGTGATGGCCGCACTGTCCAGCTCACCGGCCGGGGTCATGGCGAGGCGCAACAGCTCCGCCTCGCCAAAGCGGGTCACCATGTCGTTGACGCTGGCGTACATCTCAGGCGTCCTCGCCCACGGGGTCGGCAGGCGGCTCAGTGGTGGTACCAGCCTCGTCCTTGACCGGGTACTGCACCTCGGTCGCCGCAATGGCCGCCACCAGCTCGGCCTTCTTCATGCCGGCGGCGCCCGGGATCGCCATCTCCACGGCCAGTTCACGCAGCTCATCGACCTTCATCTCGGCCAACGGGGTGACCTTGCCATCCAGGGTGGCGACGCCCGCCAGATAGCCCGAGCCGGTCAGGCCGCCCACTGCTGCGTCCAGATCCCGGTCCGTCTGCGGTGCATCAGTCGTCGCAGGGGCGACGTCTTCACCCAGGCGGGTGACCACCAGGCGCGGATCGGCCTCCAGGGTCTCGCACTGCACAGGCGACACAGCCAGCTCAGACTTGCCAGGTGCAATCGCCAGGCCCGCTCGAAAATAGACCTGACGAACCGTTGATGTGATGCCAACGCGAATAGCCTGTTCCATCTCGTGTTCCATCTCATGTTTCCCTCTGTCTCGTTCAATCCAGGATCCGGTTTAAACGGGGGTTAAACGCCCACACTCGCTCGTTTAACCCCGCCGTTAAACAGCGCTTACAGGTAGTCAGCCACCACCAGTTCCAGCTTGCCCTTGAGCTCGTTGCTGGAGCTGCTTTCCAGCTCGCGCTCCAGCATCTTGGTCGCCAGCTTCTCAAGCGACGCTGGCACCACCAGCAAGGTCGGCTTGATGCCGAGCTTGCGGCCGCCGTCCGCTTCGAAGGCTCGCATCCTGGAGAAGGCATCCCACAGGTTGTCAGGGGTCAGCGCCCGCTTGTTGGCGAACGCCAGCTGCCAGAAGCCAAAGCCGGCGGCGTCGCGGCAGTCCACCCCGTAGCGGAACTCCTTGCGGGTGAACACCGCCTCGTCGTCGATCTTGGTCATGGCGATGAGCTCGGGGGACTTGCGATCCTGGAAGATCACCGGCTTGAGGGCGCGGCTGGTATCAAGCAGATACCAGGGCTCGCCGGTATAGGCGCCATCCACCACCAGGTTGGCCACCAGCGCCGGGGTGCCGGTGCCATCGACCTTGGGATAGACCGGGTGATCGGTATCGAAGAAATACTGGGCGTCGTAGCAGGGTGTGGTGAAACCGGCGCCCAGGAGGCCGAAGCAGAGCTCGTCGGGATGTACCCCGGCCGAGCGCCCCATCTCGGCGAACAGCGGGGCATAGATGCCCAGCTCGTCGTCCGCGATATCGTTGCGATCGACGGCCACGGTGGCTTCGAAGTCTTCGTTGACGATCTGGTAACCGTGGGTCTTCATCGACTCGATCACCCGATCCCCAACCCACTTGCGCAAGCTCGGGAACTTGCCGAGCCAGCCATAGGTGTTGGACTTGGTGGTCGATTTGATCACGGTGGCGATCTTGGTGTACTGGGTCGGCGCCTCGCTCTTGGCGTCTTCAAAGTTCTTCTTGAAGCCGGTGAAGAGGGACTGCAGCAGCGCGGGTGTAATCATGGCCATGGTCTATTCCTTCTCTGGTTAAACGGAACTGCCTTCGCGTGAAACGGGGCTTGCTCAGGCCTTGGCCTTGGCAAAGTCCTCGTGGCTGATGCCGAGCTGGTCGGCGGCGTACTTGTCCTCAGCCGAGAGCACCGCATCGCCCTTCTTCTCCGGCAGGGTGACGGCAGCGGTCTGGCTCGCCGTGAGCGCGGCGATGGCCGGGCGCGGCTCCAACAGCGCCTTGAGGGCGGCCACCCCCTTCTGGGCGGCGAAGGCGGTCAGGTACTCCTCTTCGGCCGCCACCACCTTGCCTGCGGTGCGGGCCTCCTTGATGAGGGTCGCGGCGTCGGTGGTGTCCACCTGGGCGGTCAGGGCCGCCACCTGGTTGACCAGGGCGTTGTAGGTCGCCACCGGCACGAATTGCGCCAGGTCAACCTGGCCACCCGGCTGCGCCTTGAGGGCAGCCAACGAGGCCTTTTCGGCCGAGAGCGCAGCCTCCAGCTCCGGCGCCTTCTTGGCACTGGCCTGCAGACTGTCGATCTCGGTGAGCGCCTTCTGCAGTTGCTCATCGGTCGGGTCGCCGGTCAGCTCGATGCCGAGCTTGGCCAGCAGCTTTTTCAGCAGTTCATTCATGGAGTTCTCCTTGGTGAGGATGGCCGGCTGGCCGGGTTGAATCAGTTGGGCACTCAAGGCCGCCAACGCCTGCATGCCTACCACCCCGGGATCGTTGGTGATGGCGGTCATGCGCAGCTCCAGGGGGCGGCCCTGGGCGTCATAGGGGAAGACGGCAGAGAGGAAGCGATACTCCTTGGCAGCGACCAGGGCGGCGGCCCGCTCAGTCCAACGGGGCTTGATAAAGAGACCCTGATCCTCGCGCCACTCGATTTCGTCGCCGTTGTACCAACCGGCCGCCGGGGCTTCCTTGCCCGTCTTTTCGACATTGAGGGTCTGGTGGTCGTAGTCGATGAGGATGTCCTGGCCGAGCGCTTTGGCCCGGTTGATCAGAGTGGTAGCGATCGTCTTGTCGAGCTGCCAGTGGCCACCAGGCACATCGAAGGGGCGGCCATCCCTGGCCTTGAACGGGCCGACCGGCAGCAGTTGATACCAACCGTCATCCTGCTGAGTAAGCTGCGCATCGAGCACGGCCAGCCCCAGGGTGGTGGGTCTGGCATTCAAGATGGCCACGGCAATCGCAGATGGGGGCATCACTCTCACTCCGGCTGGTCACAGCAAAAATCACTGGCGCCAGTGTCAGGGAGGAGAGCAAGGGGTGGGGTTTATGGTGGGTTACTGCAACAGCAGGGGGTGCCGGTACTGTTTAAGGGTGTTTAAACGCTCTTTTGCCATGCGAAGAGCGGACGGGCCATGCCACCGCCCTGGCCCTCCCCCCGCAATTGCACTCAGACGCTTAGGACGCGTCCGCCGTCAGATAGCCTTCCAGCGTCTCCAGCACGCTCTGCTGGTCTGCTTCCGACAGCCCCAGATAGGGGCGCTCGGGCAGGTTGATCTCGGGACGGCCGAACTGGTGAGCGGCGCCGTATTCGAGCGGGGTGCCGAAGTAGAGGGCCTGGGGATCGGCCTGATAGTTGAGGGTGTCGCGCAGATCGTCGTTGAGGCGCAGAACCTCGTCGGCATGGCGGGGCTTGCGGGCGCGGTACTTGTCCGAGAGGGGGGCCCAGGGCTCCCCTTCCGGGGTCTCCTGCGCATCCCAGCGATCCCGGTGGGAGAGCGCCAGTCCTTCGCCGATATCCGCCAGGGGCTCGCTCAAGTCGCCGGTACGTTGATAGAGCCGGGCCAGCAGCTCATGGGCATCGGCCACCCCATGGTGGCTGATGGCGATAAAGCTGCCCGCCATCAGATCTCATCCTCGAAAGTGGTCATAAAGTGCAGGGCCTCCTCATCGGCCGACAACATAGCGGCCTCCCAGAGATCCCCCAACATATCCGCCTCTTCGCCCCGGGCTTGCTCGCACAAGGCATCCAGCGCCTTGGCCTGTGCCAGGGTAAAGGGGCCATCTTCTGCCAGCAGGGCGCTGGCTTGCTCCAACAGGGTCATCCTTTCTCTCCTTTGCGGCTGGCGGTCGTGGCCTGGGCCAGCATGGCCTCCACCCGTTTGGCCAGTTCGGGGAAGTGCGCCACCATGGCATCCCTCGCCAAGATCCAGGCGGCAAACGCCTCGGCGGCGGCTTCCATCCTGGTCTTGCCGGCATACTCCGTCAGCAGCCCCACTCCCGTCAGGTCAGGCTCCCCGGCCCAGAAGTGAACCTGGTGACCGAGTTCGTGCAACCAGGTTGAGAGCCGCTGGGCTGATTCTCCCTGCTTGCCGCCGACGTTGGCGGAGATGCTCCAGTGACGGCGCAGGGTCTCGCCACTGGTACCCCTTGGCAGCCACTGACGGGGCCCGGTGTTGGCATGGGCATCGGTCACCACTTCGGCCGCCGCCGCTTGCACCGCCTGCATGTCCACTGCTTTGAGTGTATCACCCGCCTTGACCTTGATAACCAGATGGCCCCAGCTTTTGGCCGTAAAGCCGTTGGTCGCGCTGGCCCGGCGCGTGTGATAGAGGGACCGCACCTGGTAAGGGTCTGTGCCCAGGTACTCGGCAATGGCCGGCGCAACCTTGAGCCCTGCCGCCCCCTTGCCCATCTCGGTCTGCTTGATAAACAGGGTCTTGACCGGGTGCGCCTTGAGGAAGGCTGCCAAGGGCTCGCGCTGGGGTGCGGGTAGCTGGGCCAGCAGATCGCTGACTCCCTGCGCCGTTACCCCCTTGGCGGTCGAAAACGCGCTCTCCACCAACCGCTGCGGCAAGCGCTCGGCCAACGCGGGCTTGGCCGCCTCCCGCTTGGCCATCGCCTCGGTCAGGGCTGCCGGGGTTTTCGGCCGGTAATCAAAACCCGGATCGATGCCACGAGGGATCCGGTGTATCTCCCCGGTCGCCTTGTCCACCCACTCATAATTGCCGTCATCCGGTGCCTGGCCCACCGTCAGCCCCCGCCGCTTGAGATCCGCCTCGGAGAGCAGGAACTTCTTGCACTTGCAGCCATAGCCGTTGCTGGGGCTGTGAATATCCCACCAGGGATGGTCCACCGGCAGCACCAGGTTGTTCCACTTGAGGTGCAGCTCCCTGGGGTGCTCGGAGTCGCCGTGACGATAGAGCGCATAGGGGCGCTTGTGCTTGATGCGCTCAATCTGGTCATCCCGCCCGGCGTTGTAGCTCTGGCGCAGGTTGGTCTCGAAGATGACGCGAGAGCGCCAGGACGCCGGGCCGGTGTGTTCCCAACCGTGGCGGGCCACGACTTCCTTGAACGCCTTCTGGAACGCACCGATGGATTGCCCTTCGCTTATCGCCTTGTCCACCGCCCCGCGCAGGTCCGCCAGCAAGTCCGTCTTGGTCGCCCCCGCCACCATAAAGGCGCGGTTATGGGCATCCCGCCACACATCGGCCCAACGCTCGCTCGGCATATTCAGCTTCTGGCGAAAGAAGGCGATCGCCTCCTCAAACGGCAGACTGCCGTAACGAACGGGCATCAGTTGCCTTCCTCCATCTCCAGCATGCCGAGCAGTTCGCTGGCGGCGATGGCCTGGGCCAGCAGGGTTCCCAGTTCGTCATGACTGAGGTTGGGCTCCAGCGCCAGCAAGCCATCCCGGATCTCCTCCAGGGTGGTGGCCTGCATCACCAGCGCCTGGACGGCATCGGTCATGCTGGCAAGCAAGGGGGCGACCTCGGCCTGCAGGCGGGCCAGCTGGGCGTCGTTGTTATCACCCTGAACAGGGTGTTTTGCCGCCAGCGCCGCCAACCCTTGCGCCCTGAGAGCCGCCTCCCCGGCCCCTGCCTGCTTGTCGACGATGACCAGCACCTCTTCCCCTTCCTTGGGGGTCGGGATCTGCAGCTTGTCCCGCACCCATTGCGCCGGGATCTGCATCCCCATGCCCACCAGGGCCCGCAGCGGATAGGCCAGATCGCGCATGTCCTCGGGCTCGGTCACGTCAAACTCCAGGCGCGGGCAGCGGCGCGGCCCCTGGAAGCTCTTGCCGTTCAGGGCAAACAGCGGATAGACCAGATCCCGGGTCAGGGTCGCGGCGAGCTGGCGAAGGTCCGCATCCCGTACCTCCTGGCGCACCTCGTTGTGGACGTTGCCGAGCGCATGGGTGGAGCTCTTGCCATCGGCCTGGCTGGTCAAGGTGCCCCCCAGGATGGCCTTGCTCATGGAGCGCTCGCACCAGTCCATCATCACCACAAAGGGATCGGCTTGACCGTTGGCCGCATTCTGGAACTCGATCTCCATCCCCCGGGGGATGATGCCGCCCGCATTGTGGCCGATGGAGAGCACCGCCTGCAGCAGGGTCGCCTTCTCCTTCTCGGTGGCCCCTTCCGGGTATTTGCCCAAGCGCACCGGCAGGCCGTAGATCTCCAGAAACTCGGCGAGATCCCGCACGCTGTAGTTCTTGAACAGGAAGGGCCAGACCAGGGTGCGGATAAGGCCGGTGCGGGCGAGATACCCCGACTTCGACTTGGCCTTGTGCATGACCCAGCCGAACGGATTGAGGGCCGCCCCCTCCTTGCTGCCGTCCCGCAGTCGCAACTGGTTCCAGTCATCCGGGTGGGTCTGGAACCAGGCGGGATCGCGCCAGACGATGCCCTTGGGGAGCTGCAATCCCTCCACCATTTCCCAGCCACTGAACTCCTGGGCACTGAACCCCTTGAGCACCGCATCGGTGGCGTCAAAGATGGCGTCATCCAACCAGGTGAAGTCCTCCAAGAGTTCCCGGATCATCTCGCAGTCGCGCTGCTCGGCAGGGGTGGCGTTGCGTGGCGGCTCTATGGTCCAGCTCACCCCGAGCAGGGAGCGGCGCCGCTTGCCCAGCTCACTCTGCAGGTGGGCGTCCTTCTCCTCCATGTCTTCGGCCAGCTCGCACTGGGCGATGAGGCTCCCCTCCTCCGCCTCTTTCAGCGCTGCCGCTGCCTTGCCCGGGGTGAGCCCCACCGTGGGATGCTCGCTGTAGTGACGGCGCAGCTGGGCCAACTTGGCGTCGTTTTCGGTCTGTGGCTCCTTCTGCAGGCGCAGCGAGTTGCCATGAATGTCGATGAGTCCGGTCATTACCAACCCCCTCTCTCATATCGGTGATAATCGTCGTTGCGCTCTGAATCGTGTTTACCAGGTAAGGGGGTGAACTCGATGGCGCCCCCCTCCATCCAACTGGCTCGCACCGCCATGGCCAGGGCCACCGCAAAGTCGCCGTGGCGCTGCTGGCCGCCCTGGCCGGTGTTCTTGCCCTTGTCGATCTTGGGGATGCCGTTGATGACCTGGATCTTGCCCAGATCGTCCTGCACGTCCGCATGGCGCGGGATGATGAGGTTGCCATCCTCAAACTCGGCCTTGAGCTTGGGCATCCACTCCCGGTACCAGGGGTCATTGAGCATCACGCACTCGATCATCCCGGCGCCCCAGCGCAGTCTGGCAGCCTCTGCCAGATAGCCGCCGTTACCGGTGGCATCGAAGGCCGCCGCCGTGAAGCGGTGTAGCCCCTGCAGCAGGTAGAACAGGATCTGGCGCTGGGTCTCATAGGGGGCGTTGACCAGCTCCACCACGAAGGGCACGGTTTTGCGCAGGCTGGTCGCGATGGAGAGCGGGACGAACACCGAGAGATCCCCCTTGCGGGCGAAGTCCTCCCCCAGTACATGGCGGCAATTGCGATCGAGCGCTTCCAGGCAGGGCTTGAGGTTCTCCTCACACCAGATCTCCGCCACCGCCTTGCGGGTCTCCTCGCTCTGCAGCTCGAAGTCCGCAGGGGAAGTGAAGCGCAGGATGGGGATATCCGGCTGCATGGCCCGCTCGATCAGGGTGCGCTTGATATAGACGCCGCTGCTCTGTTTGGGCACGCAGAAATACTCCTCAAGGGCATCCTCTTCGGTGGCGGTAGCCTTGAGCAGCCCTGCCTTCCAGCTCTCCTCGGCCTCCGGTGTCCAAGGCGTGCCCTTGACCTGGCAGATGCGACGATAGAGCCCCTGACGGCAGGCGTCGTCCAGGCTGATGGTGTGAATGGAATAGTCTTTACGACCCGCCCGGCTGTCGTTTATCAGCTGGTTGAACAGGTTATCGACGCCGTTGTGGGTGCTGATCAGCCGCACCTTGGCGCCCCACATGGTCAGCGCCATGGCAGCCTTGAGCACCTCGGCCAACCGGTCGTGGAAAGCGGCCTCGTCGATCGTCACATTGCCCTGCATCCCCCGCAGGTTGGAGGGGTTGCTGGAGAGCGCCTGCACCTTGAAGCCAGAGGCGAAATAGACCACGAAGGTGAGGATCGCTTTGTCCTCGTCGTCGGTGAACACCTCCTCCTGGATCTCACCGGCCGCCTTGTTGTAAGCCTTGGCCCACATGGCCACGGCGTCGATAAACTCGCGGGCCATCTCCTTGTTGCTGCCCACATAGAAGTGATGGCAGCCGCCGGCCACCTTGGCTTTGGAAGCCGTCAGGGCCGCGTCGGCCGCCTCTGCCCAAGTGATACCGGTGCGGCGGCTCTTCTCGGCGATCTTGAGCGGGCTCTCGTCGGCAATCCAGATGCGCTGGTAGGGCAGCAGCACCTCATCGGGGTTGTATTCGGTACCGAGGATCAGGGCCAACTGTTGGGCGATAGGGGTCTGAGCAATGGTGGTCATCAGGCAATCCCCAGGATTTCGCGACGAATGGCGGCGGCGGCTTCACCGCTCAGACCCGCCTGGGTGACGATGGCCTCGGTCTTGGCTGCCACCTCCTCGGCAAAGGCCTGGCGGATCTCCTTCTCCCGCTTGTGGCTGTGCATGGCGGTGGATTCGAGGCGCTGGGCCGCCAGCATGGCGTTTTTCAGCATGTCGATATCCACCGCCTCCTCCGGGTTCTGCACCTGGGCCAGCATCGCCTTGAACAACTGGGAACGGCCGAGCTCCAGGATGAGCTTGGTGGTCTCCCCCATCGGCTTGTCACCGAGCTGAGAGGTGAGCGCCGCTGTGGTCTCCCGCAAATCCCGCAGGTGCTGGCCCACCTGCTCCACCTGGCTGGCGTGGCGGCTGAGCCCTGAGCGGGAGAGCTTGAGATCATCGGGCAGCCCAGCATCCTCGATAAGGCCATTGATCTCGTCCAGGATGGCGGCCTGGCTGTTGGCCTTGTCGCGCAACATCTCGTTGAGGGCGTTGCGGATAGCTTCGGGCAGCAGCCACACCTTGCTGGCCCTGCCCCGGGTCGGTTTCTCGGCCATGGTCATCCTCCCTCAATCTTCGGCACGGGGCTTCTTGACGCCAGGCACGCTGGATCGCCCTTCGGCCACGTCCTGGCCCCGGCCGGTCAGGTGGGCCACCTGCACCTGGGCCAATTTCTCGATGCGCACCAGCCCCTGCTCATCCAGCCAGGCCAGCAGGGTCTTGACCCGATCCCGGGACACCCGGCCGGTACCCAGCTGGTCGAGGCAGTCATTGAGGATCGACTCGTTGGCCGCCCCGCCGATATCGAGCAAGGATCGCAAGATCACCAGGCGTTGCTGGGCGTCCAATATTCCTTGAATGCTCATGGTCTCTCCTTGAGTTCATTTTCCAGCAGCAGGTCGGCCAGGCGGCGAGCCTGGCGCAGCTCCGGCGCCAGTGCCCGCAGCTCGCCACGCAATTCGCTTATCTCCAGTTGCAGGGTGTGCAACTCCTTCTCGGTCGGCAGATCCGAGAGTTGCTGCTCGACCCTGGCCACTCTGGCGGCCAGGCCGGTGACATCCTCTCGCTTGGCGTAGGTCTTGGAGAGCAGGATGATGACGATCAACCCCACCAGACTGGCCAGGGCGTACAGGGGCCCCCAGTTCTTAACGATGAAATCCCACACGGATTGCCTCCTTGCGCTCGAATAGGGTCTGGCACTCGATGCAGCGCGGCGCATCGGGTTCGGCATGCAGCCGCGCAATTGGGATGGGCTCATCACAATCGCAACAGATGCCATCGCCACGGGGTTTGGGCCTTGCCCGGTGGGCGTCAATAAGTCGCCCGGTTCGCTCGGCGTCGAGCTGCTGGGCGCGGTCTATGGGGTCGCTCAAGGGTGTCTCCTGCCCTGCTTGATGGCTTATTTGATGACGTGGGTCGCCTTGAGGCGCCCCCAAATGGCCAGCAGGCCGCCGATGGCACTGGCCAGATCCACGGCGGTGGAGACCAGGCTGGCTTGGGTACCGGCATCGACCGGTACGCCGAACAGGCCGGCGATACCGGCCCCCACGGCAATCACACCGCCGATCACGGTGCGGCTTTTGAGCGCAGGCTTTGCTTGGGGTAACAGGGAATCAGGCATGACAGGCTTCCTTCTGTAGAGGTGGGGTAAGACGGGCACGGGCCCGCAGGCGATCCAGCTCGCCCACCGACCGCCAGCCCTGGGCAAACAGGGATTGGCGAGTGGCGTGATGGCTGTAGAGCGGGATGGCCTCCAGATCCGCACCGGCCAGGGCGGCCTTGAGATGGGCGCGGCGCCCATCCTTAAAGCAGGCGAGGTAACGGGGGTTCTTGAGTTCGGGGATGCCGAAATAGCCAGCGGCCTGGATCCCCTGCAACGCCTTGCGGCGCTTGTTGATGAGGCTGGGTTTGCTCATGCCCCCTCCCCGAACCGGGTAGAAAGCAGGTAGCTCTGCAGGCGCAGCAGGCGGTTGATCCAGCCATGGGCATTGGCCCACTGGCTCGGGTCTTTGCGCACGATGTTCAGCATGAAGCCGGCGCGGATCTCAAGCAGCGCGAGCAGCAGGGCCCGACCACCGTCCCGCCCCGTCTTGGCGGCCAGCACCCGCAAGGTTTGCGAGCCCAGCACCCCATCGACCATGACACCGAGCGCCTGCTGCAACTGGCGCACCGAGCGACCAGGGCCGTGATGCACGGCCCCATCGAACAGGGCGATGGCAATCAGCGGGCAGACGCTATCAACCCGATCGCAACGGGCGGGCAGCCAGTAGTTCGCTCGGTAAAACAACTCTGCATGGGCAGGGGTTGCATCCCCGACGGCAATATCCGGCCGGCCATCGCGATCGAGATCGATCATGCCGTCTTTCTTGCCGTCGGCGGCATCGGCCATGCCGAACTTGGTGTGGCCGCCACGGTCGGCCGGGTGGTTGACCTCGCCCCCTTCCACATCGGGACGGAGCAACCAGGCAAGCGCTATGGGATAGGTATCAGGCAACATAAAAGGCCCCTCGATTAACTGCGTTATCGCAGCGTACCGAGGGGCCTCTATGGCAGGGGTTTATGATGGGTTAGAACTATGGCTTCTTGGGTGGCGGTGTGGTTGGGCTTGTTCCGCTACTTTTCGGGGGCTGGTATCCATTTGTATTAATACCACTTGGTTTCGGCTTTGGTTGATATCCATCCATGCCTATCCCAGAACTTCCTTTTGAGGGAGATTTAGGCTTGTTATTGGACATAATTTAGTCTCGCTTTCATGGTTTTTTTGGGGGGGGCTGAGTTGAGCCAGTACTGCTACTTCTTATCGGCTGATATCCGTTTGTTGCAAACTCGCCATCGTCCCTTGGAATAGGGTGAGTCACGAGTCGATCTGCATCCCTTATGGGGACATGGCACAACTCTGGGTTATCTTTAGCAGGTGGGATTGCCATATTTCCCTCTCAATCTATGGCTTCTTGGGTGGCGGGTTTGTGGGGCTACCACCACTACCAGTAGGCTGATAACCACCTTTAACACTAGAAGTTCCAGAACCACCCGAATCCTTCGGTTGATAACCATGCTTCTCTGTCCCACTAGGGTGACGAGAATTATTGTTACTTGAATTGATTGACATAAACACCTCATTTAAATCAAATTGTTTCTAATGTTTATAAAACTCTAAATATAAAATTTCCGACGACAATATCATAATTCCTTCGGAGCCCATCTTTACTCGATCGAACCCCCCATCTTCATTAATAAACCATGACTCTTCTAGATACACTTGCTCAGAGGCTGGTGAACTAGAAACAAATGATTTTTCACTATAAAGGCCTCCAATTCGTTCACCAGACTTAAGCGTTACAATGACCCAGTAGCTCTTCTGCAGAGAAAACACGTAATCCCAAGGCTTTTCAATTGGATGTCTTTTAAAATACTTGGTCCTAATTTTCACCCATAAGTAGGTTATCAATATAGGAGAAACAAATAGCACCAAAATATAAAAAATGACATACAACCACATATGTACATTTTTTAGCTGGCTTGACTCGACCATATACACAAATGGCAGCCATATCATATAGTTAATACAACTATATGTAGCTGCATCAATTAACTGTTCTGATGATGTTTTGGGTGCAGCAACTACGACAAATACGTCATACGCCTTAATTGCCAGAAATCCAGGCATGACAAAGGCTATAAACATCATTAACTTATTGATTTCAAATAACTCTAGACTCATGCCGACACCCAGCTCACTTAGCGTATCAGCAGTGTATACCTCCGATTGCCGTATGGAAACCAGTCAACTCCCCTTCCAAAACCGAGCCTTTAACTAAACATATCAAGTTGTGACCTAGATCTACTCAGTTGCCGCTGCTCAGCCACCACTGCATAAGTCTGTGGCACCGAGAGACCATGCTTGCGGGCAAGCTGGTCGATGTTGCGGCCGTTGAACTCATCCCAGATGGCCCGGTCACGCAAGGCTGCCTTGAGGTGATCACCCGTGGGGATGTAATACGCTCGGCCCCCCATATAGTGGGCCTGCACCAGCGCCAGCTTGCGAGCCTGGGCCAAGGCCTTATCCGCCGCCATCCCACTGCGCCCCAATTCACAGGCGAGCACATCCACCAGCTCGGCCAGCGCCTTGGGCCATTTGGCGGTCAGCTCGGCCGCCGGGATCTGATCCAATCGGTCCACCAACTGCCCCAGGGACTCATGGTCCTCGGCGAACAGGTCCAGATTCTCTTGACTGCTATCCATGTTGCACCTCCCCTTGCATCTTCTCAAAGGCCGCCACAACGGCCTGATAGCCCGCCACCCGCCCGGTTTTCTCATTGATGGGGACAATTTTCTTGGCCGCCTGCAACGCCTTGACCATCTCCCGCTTGTGCCAGTGCTTGAGGGACTCCAGCACCGAGTAAGCCAGCACACCATCAAGCCAGGCCACTTCGGCCACGCCAACCCCGTTGTTGATCCGCACCGTCTGACGCTCCACATAGTGATTGAGCGCCGTCTCGCTGCCATCACGCAGCAGGCCATGGCGGTGCATAGTGATCCAGATAGCCCGGATCACCCCTATCTCGGCCGTCTTGACCGGCGTGCCACGAACAGGGCTTAAACGCTTCTGTTTTCCCCCCTTTACCGAGCGTTTAACCGTCGGTTTAAACCCTGCCCCCTTCATGGCCTGCAGCACCTTGTCCAGCTCCTGGATCGTCAGTGCTGCCGCAGAGCGTTTGCCACTCTGCTGGGCCAGCAGCTCCCGATAGGTTTCGTCATCCAGCCCCAGGGAGCGGCGGCCCACCTGCACCAGCCGGATCAAGCGGGTGCGTTCATTGCTTGCTGTCATGACTTCTCCCCACTTTTGCCACCCAGATTTGACCGGCAGGCACATCGTTTCCATTGCGCCACTCAGGGCAATGACTATCGAGCCACTGCTCGGCACCTTGCTGGTTCAAGGGGCCAAACTTCATCACATAGGCCAGCAGGGCCTGCCAATTAGACGCCGCCATGAGTGACCTCTGCTGCTCTGGCTTGCTGCAGCTCTGCCACGAGTTGCCAGCGCATCTGACTGGCCTCTCCTGCCAGGGCAAACAGCCCTTGGGCACGAGCCTCTTTATCAAACTGCTTGAGCTGTCTGCACACAGCCCGTTTATCAGGGGTCGCCTGTGCAATGGCGGCCGCGCTGAATATCTTGGTAAGCCGAATATCCATCTCTGTTTTGGTCATCGCCGTGCTCCTTGTTCGAGGCGGTGAAGACCTGGGCCCAGGTCGGCTGCTCATCAGTACCCGGCCACCACGCCGGGCAGACAGGGCGGCGCAGCCGCCCTGTTTCGCACTGTTACTGCTCGAACTGCAGGGGCATCAGATCCTGGTACTCCTCTTCGCTCAACGGCGCCGGGCCCAGCCCCAGCACCCATAACAACGCGGCCTTGATACCATCCTCATAGGTGTCATCGGGATAGCAGGTGCCTTCGGTCTCGCTGATCTGTTCACAGAGCTGCAGTTGCTCTTCGGCCTGTTCTACGTTGATTTCCATCGCGCACGACTCCCTTACAGTTTTGCCAGATCCAGGCTCATCTGGACGTAACGCCCCTGGGCGTCACGCTCGTAGAGCCGCAGATATTGGCTGGTACCGGTCACCTGGATGGCGTCGGCGATCGCCTGCATGGCCTGCTCCCAGTCGGTGTCGTCGATATTGAGCTGACGCAGGGAAAGCACCTGGTTGACGTCGATATGACCGGCCTTGGAAACCCGAAAGGCGTGGTCCACCAGGGCGCGGATCTCGGGGCTGGCGCCATCACTCCAGCGGGCGATGCACTGGTCGATCAGTACCTTGGCCGCCTGGATCCGTTCATCAAATTTGCGGTGCTCCCCCACCGCCCGGATCAGCTTGTAACGACCGTCGAAACTGAGCAGGGTCACATTGCCCTTGGTGCCACCCCAAGCCACCCCGTATCGCTCGGCTGAGAGGTCCACAAAATCGGCGATCTGTTGCATGGCGCCGATCTTGAAAGCAGCCAGGCGTGAGCGCTCTTCCTTGGCTGCCGCGATGATGCCCATCACCACCTCATCGCGCAGCTTGTCGGCTGGGGCTATCAGGTTCTCCGGTACCCAGTGACCCTGGGCGTTTTGCCGCATCGGCGTCGTGTCTTTGGTCTGTGCTTCTTGCATAAGGCTCTCCTTGATTTATCCCGTTGTTGCTCGGTGGTCTCTTACTGGCGCCAGTGCAGCAGGCAACCGCCAAAGCGCACGATGGCGACATCCCGCACCACACCCGCGAGGCACTCTCGCCCCCACACTGCTCGCTTGGTCATCGCCTCGGGCAGCGGACCGGTCACCGCCAACAAGGGGGTGTGGCATACACGGCTGGTGCTCACCTTGCACCCTTTCGCCGTCAGCCAGATCCGCAACTGCTCGGCGGTCTTCTGCAGATTTCTGTTCATCCCGTTCTCCTTGTGATGTCTCACTGGGCCCACTGCATACCCCGAGCCCACAGCTTTACTGGCCGTGCTTCTCAACCTTGTCGAGCAGCCGGTTGTATTTGATGCCCAGGATCTTGAGCTCCTCGGCCAGCAGCTCAGCCAAGATGCGCAAGCTGCTGCTGGCGTTCTCGCCATCGCTTTTCGCTTGGCGGCGTAACCTGGAGAGAGTCACCTCGGCGTCATAGCGGGCACCCTTCTCCACGCCTCTGCCAACCTGTTCGACGGCCAGACGCATCGGCCGACGCAGTTGTTGATCTTCACTGAGCTGGCTATGGGGGCAGCCACTGTGGCAGGCCTTCCAGAGCTTGATGTCCATCGGTCTGGTCCCAACCTCGTCCGCCCGCCGCCGCTGATGGGCCAGGCATTGGTGCACCGGGATCTCCCCCAAAATAGGGCAGGTCACCTTGTGTCCCATCAGGTTCCCCTCCACCAGCTTCTGTACCCGGGCCAGATCTCCTGGGTACTTCTCGTTGCAGACCTGGCTGATCGTGGTGCGGGACAGACCCAGTTTTTCAGCCACCACGGACAACGAACTGGCCCCGACCTCGGCTTGCAGAACCTCAAGCCACGTGTCCATGTTTCTCCTCCTCAACCAGGAACGGATAGAGCCGCTGTTGGTTTTGATCCCAGCAGCCGTTTTTGCGAACAATAGGGGCAAAGCGACCTGTATCTCTCAGCAACTGGTACTTGGCGACCTCTCCACGATGTGGCATGGCTTTGGCCTGGACTTTTACGTAACCAGCCTTGGCCAACGCCTTTGCATAAACGCCTGCATGGTTACTGGTTGAATTCGAGGTCATCGCCAATTCCGTCAACGTGAACACCCGACTGATTTTCATGGTGTTCCACATCTTTTGTTGGCTGGTCTTGCGCCTGCTTTTCCGCTTTTTCCGAGAGATGCAATTTCCTTGATTAGTGCCAAATTTGGGTGGTTCATTCACATTCGAAACTTGATACCGGTTACAGCCAAACACCTCTCTCTGACGCAATGCACCTTCAACAACGCAACTGAGGTGGCCGCTCGCTAACCAACGACGCATCAGCGCATATAAATTTGCTTGCTTAACGTCTGTCGCTGCGAGCAACTCACTCATATCGAACGAGTCCTGTTTGCACATCCACAGCCAAGCCTCTTCCGTCTTGGACTTATCGTTGATATCAACCACTGGTATCCCTCCCGTGCTTTGTTGTTATTTGCTGGGCTACCGGCTGCGGCGCACGTCATGCAGCAATTCGCTGGCGTCCACGTCCTCCAGCCGGATAGTCCGCGCATCAGAGGCCATGGCCATCTTCTCGATCTTGTCCAGAGCCGAGACGATGGTGCGCACCACCCCGTTGGAGCGCTTGCGGATGAGGTCCAGCAGTGCGTCGTCGATCTCCACATCTACTTCCAGCATTTCGCTGGCAATCAGGGAGACGTCTTCCAGGTCGGCCGGTTTAAACTCGATCCACTGGGAGATGCGGTTAAACAGTTGCTTGCGCTGGCTGATGCGTCGGGCAATCTCTTCCATCCCAACCAGGATCAACGGCTGTTCGGTGGCGTCGTAGATATCGCGCAGGGTCTCCATGATGCGGGCATTGCCGACCACGTAATCCGCCTCATCCACGAAGATGGCCAACTCCTCCGCCCGTACCGCTTCGACGATGCCATCGACCTGGGCCCGCAGGTTGTGGCGCTGGGGAATGCCGATCTCCTTGGCGATCTGCTCCAGCAAACTCGTCACCGTGTCGGCCTTGTAACAGCGCACATAGATGCCGTTCACCTCGTCCTGGTTGAACAGCCACTCCACGGCGGTGGTCTTGCCAAAACCGGATGGGCCGTGGATCAAACCGATGCCCGGCACGATGCTGGAGCGGTTGAGCAGGTTGTCGAGCAGCTGCTCGGTCTTGATCATGTTTTTGACTTCGACGATCTTGTGTTTCATAGTCTTCTTGTCCTTATGTTCATGGTTCTACAGGGCCGCTCGTTAACCTTTTGCGTGGGTGTTGCGAGTGGCCCTGATACTTTCCAGATGGCGGATAATCCGTTTCGCCATCAACTTGTGGCTGTAGAGGTACTTGGTCAGCCACTCCTTCTCCCGCTCAGTCAGCGGGGAATCCAACTCTTTCTCGGCCAGATACATGGCCTGCTCGTACTCAGTCCTGAGTGCCCTAGACTCCTGCCCGGCAGTCGCCTGTGCGCGGGCTGCTTTCTCTTCGCGGCGGGCTTCTATCGCAGCCAGCTCTGCCGCGCTGAATTGTGCCGGTTCACTGGGTGCGGCAATGCCTGAGAGCGCCGCCAATGCCGGGTTATCGAGCCCGAGATCACTGCGCTGGAACTGGGCAACATCACGCGCTTGGTCGACGAAGTGGCGCACCACATCCTGATGCAATTCGTTGATTCCGAAGGTCTTGGCGAGGCTGCGCATCTCACGGCGAAAGCTGGCCAGCGCCTTGGCATCGGCACGCTTGGCGGCGCGGAAGGCATCCGGGCTCACCCCGTTCCCCAACAGATCGAGGTTCACGGCCTCGATCCGCTCGTTCCAGTCGCCGGTGCGGTACAAAATGGCCCGGCCCACGTCGCTCGGGTCGAGGAACACGCTGACTCGCTGGCTCTTCCAGCTGTTCTCCAGCAGCTCCGGGGCGCTGTACTTGAGGCCACCGGCCTTGATGAACCCCTTGGAGACGGTTGCCTCACCGATATGGTTGAGCAGCAGATCCAGCGCCGACTCATCGACAATGGCGCGGCGTTGGTAGCGGGCGCTTTGATACTTCTCGTTGGGAGTCATCCCGAGTGAGCTGTGTTTGCGGTTGTGGTAACGGGCATCGAGCCAGTCATCGAGCAAGACCTGCAGCTCGGCCGCCGTCATGGCCAACTCGTAGATCTCCTTCTCTGCATTGGGCTTGCGCTTCTCCTCCAGCCGTTCGGCAAAGCTCTTGCGAGCTTCGATCACCTGACGGTCGGCCACGCAGTGCCCGACAAAGGCAGGCAGCAACTCGATCAGGCCGTGAGAGAGAGTGCGGAAGAAGCGTTCGATATGTGGCTTCTCCCACCCTGAATAGGCGTTGGATCGGCTGACATTCATACCGAGCAGGGTGCAGATGGACATGACACGCTGGCTCACGTAATCGGATCCGTTATCGGTGCGCATCACCCCGTTGTCGTTGAGGGTGCCCCAGGCCAGCAGAGTCTTGCGCAGCAGCAGGCAGATCCCCTCGCTCGACGAGGTTTTGGCCACCAACAACCGCACCCGACGGGTGAACACATCGATCACCGCGATGATGCTGTGGCGGCCATCCACCAACATGGCATCGACGGGAGTGCTGTCGAACTCCCACACGTCGTTGGGCTGACCCATCCAGGGGTACATTTCCTCAATGGCGGTGCGGTACTTGTTGTTGTAGGCGTCGGGGTTGGTCGCATAGGTAAAGGCCACCTTGTTCTCTGCCAGCCACTTGACTAGCCAGCGGCGCAAGGAGGACTGACTCGGGATCTGCCAGCCAAGCTGATTCATCTCGCTGTACTGGGTCGCCAGCTCATGCAGCGCCCCCCACTTGTTGGCCAAATGCGGTTTGGCGGTGATCAATGCGGTGAGGAATCGGGCCAGATCCGGGCTTTGTTCGACGCTGGATGGCCGCTCCCGCTGGTAATTACCTGCCAGCGCTGCCGGACCAGCATCCGCCAGGGTGCCCTGCCAGCGCCGCAAGGTGATCAGGCTGAATGGCTTTTGCTGCTCATAGACGCTCACAGGTAGTGACAGGCTGCGGGTGCGGTATGCCTCGATAAAAGCGCGACGCCCCACCTCCCCTTGCTGGCAGGCTTGATAAGGTGCCAAGAAGAGATCGGCGGCCTGCAGGATCAACAACCGGGCATCTACTTTCTTGCGGGCGGCGGCACCCAGGGTCAGCAATTTGCGCCCCGCATCCGGCTTCACTGGCACCTCGCTGGCAAGCAGCTTGGCCATCGCCTTGCCGCCGGCAGCATGATCGGTCACCGTTTGTCCCTGCAAGGCAACAGCCTGCTCTGCCAGGTAGCGCCGGGTTTCTGCGGGTAATGAGCTGATGTGGTACTCACTGCCTTTGCCATCCGAACATTTGCGTGAACTGAACTGCTCAGATCTTGCGCGGTATCGCACGCCCTGTACCGTAGTAGGCATGCCCGGCAAACTGACTAGCTCCATGGATGTGAACCACTCTTTCAT